AAGTGCAACATCAGCTGTGCTATTACCCGGAACGGCTTCTTGTAAATCTTGTTTTTGCAAGAAAATTTCTTGATTTTCCAAGAGTTGTCGAGTTACATCTCTTTTATAAGGATCTTTAATTTCTGGAAGATCCTCATGCTCCATAACAGGAGCCCATTTCTTTTTAATATCTTCTGACATATACATTTGTATATCTCTCCTTTATAAATTTAAAATTTTAATTTAACAAACTTCACATTCACTTTATCCATATATTTAAATAAGATTACTTACTTTTGTCTATTACTTAAGCTAGTAATTGCGGACATAACACTATCCATTTGACCGTCACTTGATCCATCGGTTATCTTTTTATTTGTACCCGCAGTTCCCTTATTGTCATCCAGTTTCTTGTCTGTTTTAAAGTAACTATTTTTGATAATATTTAACTTCTCTTTATACTGCTTGTCTGATTCATAATCGACATCCTCGGTTAACTCTTTCATCTTATCAATGTCTGTGTCAACCATACCATCTGTGAGATCATGAAAAATATCTTTAGCTTTATAAGTATTTAATTCTTTCGCTGTATCCATGTGCTTTTGAGTCTGCTCGTCAAGTTTAGTTTCCAATTCGGCAACTTCTTGAACCAGACTCTCAAAGACATCTTCCTTCTCAGATGGGACATCAATGTAATGCTCTTCAAACAACTTCTTCAAACCAGAAATAAAACTCTCTGTAACTTCGTTACGAACACCAGTTTCTACAGCTAATTTATTTTCTTCCATCCATTCTTTAACAACATAATTCATATACTCATCCATTTTTTCAGTCATCTCTATCTGCATAGTTTCTGTTTGATTTTCCATATATGTCTTAGATTCATCTCGGATTTGCTTACGAATTTTAGAAATCTTAGACTTAACAGCAGCCTCAAAGATTGTAGCAGCTTTCGTTTTGAATTCCTCAGAAAGGTCTTCACCATTTACAAGAGCAGCAACATCTTCAGAAACATCTACATCAATATCTTCTTTCTTAGATTTGGCTTCCTCTTTATCTTCGTCATCATCTTCGTCATCATCATCTTTTTTATCTTTGTTCAACCAAGGAGGCATGCCTTCTTTTTTAGTCTTCTTAGATTCTTTCTTAGACTTAGATTCTACTTCTTCCTCATCATCTTCCTCATCATCTTCGTAATCTTCGTCATCTTCTTCTTTCTTTGCTTTACCTTCAGCTTTTGCAGAAGCATTAGACTTTTTGGTTTTAGGATCCTTATCCTTTTTTGTTCCACCTTCTCCGTCATCTTTATCGTCATAACCTTCTTCATCATCAATATTCGGTAGGCCTAATTTTTTGTTATCATCTTTCGCTTCTTCCATATCAGACTCTTCAAGTTTTCCATCATCAGTGAGTATTTCTTTTGCCATTTTAATTCTCCTAAAATGTATTTGTTTTGTTAAATATTTATAAGATTACAGATTTTGAAGGAATTTTGCAAAAACTTCTATCTTTTTCTGCTCAAGTTCCCTTGTTTTTGCTTTCATAATAGTTTTCTTCATCGCATCTATATCTTGTTCTTTAATAACACCATTCTCCCATACCCACTCTTTGCCTTCCATAATACCATCTACAAATGCATCTGGTGCTGACGGATCAGCTACTCCTCTCTATCCTCCCTTTTTCCTCTCCCTTCCATAATACCATCTACAAATGCATCTGGTGCTGACGGATCAGCTACTATGTCAACTGTGGATAAAACAAAATCTCCTTGTACTTCATTAACACCGTTTTTATTAGCTTTAAGACTTCCCATACCTCTGGAAGATACACCAAGCTTAACACCCTCACTAATAAAATTCTTAACGATCTTACCATTGGGTGTGTCCATTACTTTTGCTTTACCAATAAAATTTGTACCATCTTCTTTCAATTCTTTAATGACATGAGAAACTCTATCCAAATTAATAACAGGTCCTGCTGGATGACCAAGTTCTCCAAGAGCTCTTCCCTCATTAACATATTTTGTATTAAAGTTTTTTACTTCTTTCTGTAATACAGCATGAGGATAAACTCTACCATTCTGATTTTTAATATCAGACTGCATAAAGATACCTTTGATGTATTGCTCTTTACCTTTACCTTCGGTAATATATTCAATCTCGTTAATATGTTCTGTTATTAGTTTCATTCCTTTTCCCTTCTTTTAGCAAGTCGTTCATTTTCTGCTTTACGAATTTTTGGTAAAATCCGTTTAGCAATTTTTGCAATAACACCTTTTTTCTTTGCTAATCTTTTTTCTAAATTTTCTTTTCCTGATATTGATAAATCAGATTTACTTCTATCTTTTAAAATTTTCTTAGCAACTATATCTCTTGCTTTTTTCGCTGCTCGTTTTTTTAACTTCTCAGGATTTGCTTTTCGTTTCATAGCAATCTTTCTTTTACGAGCAATCTGTTTCCCTTTCACTTTCATCATGCGTGCTTTCTTCATACGAACCATCTTACTCATTACTTCATCAAGAACATCATTAATCATATCATCAATCTGTTTCATTGTCACCTTCCCACTCTGCATCTATTTCATCATAGAACTTTTTCTTAGCATCACCTTCTAATTCTGATGGACTACTTACTCCATACTTTTTTAATTTCGCATCAAAGAATTTTTTATAAGCTTCTTTATCACCTGTTCCACCATCTTTACCTTCATCCTTTGGAGTGTCTTGTGATGCTTCCCACTCATCATGTGACATACCAGAATGAACTTTATCACAATCATGGTTTTCGGTTCTACGACCATCACCACCTGCACATTTTTTTCTTGCACCATCAGACTTAATATACTCTACTACTTTCTGAACAATACTTTCTTTCTTACTTTTGGCTGTTGCTTTTTCAATTTTCTTTTCTCGTTCAGCTTGATCTTTTGATCTTTTTTTCTCTATGTCAGCATTACGAACTGCGGTTTCTTTATCTCTATTAGCCTTAGCTAGATTACGCATTTTAGCAGCGTTTGCTTTCTTTACATCTGCAAGACCTTCTTTGAAATATTGTTTAAAATTTTTCATGTATCTGCCTTTGGAGTTTCGGGGGTGGTTGGAGTTTCGGAATTTGGTAATTCAAATTTAAAACTATTCTTATAATCTTCAATAGCCTTTAAAGATTTATTCTTTAAACTTTTTGCAATACCGTCTTTTGCTTTGGTAAGTTTTTTACTAAAAATATTTTTTAAAATGTTACTTGCTATATCAACCATTTTTGACCCTTTCTTTCATTACATTTTTAATAGCATCCACCAATAAATCATCTGTAAGAGTTTCTTCTTTGATCCATTGTTTTATTTGAACTTCACTTTCATCAACAGGAATTTCTTTACCAGAAATTCTATCCATGACATTCTTTTTCCAATCAGTTTTTTGAATACGTTCAATAGATATAATCTCTTTTGGTTTTTTTAATTTTTTCTTGAGAGCCATCTTTACTTCACCAGCACTTGAACCATCCATATAAAATGGGGGAAACCCCTCAACCTCTACTTTCCACATAGCCTCTGTAAATAAATTTTGTTTATAGTTTTCCAAAAAACTTTGAGTCTTTACTTTTAGAATAGATTTCATAGTTTTATAAGGTTTAGAAGTCCTCATCATCCTCCTCCGTGTCATCTTCTGGTTCTTCTGGTTTCTCTGCTGCTATCTGTTTATCAATTTCTTTTATTTGTTCTTCAGTCTGTTGCAAAATATTCCTACGCAGATATTCTTTAGAAATATAATTACCAACATACTCCTCAGCCATTGAAACTAACTCAAAACGATCTCTCAATATCTCAGAGTTTTTCAACTCCGTGAAATGAGAATCTTTAGCCCAGATATAACGAATGCGATCTTTAACTTCCCACCAATCTTCTTCTTTAATTATACCTCTTAGAATCAACTGGACTCTAAGTAAGTCTGTAAAAAGAACAGAAAATCTGTGTCGTAAACGACTAATGAATTTTCCAAACTTTACTTCATCTCTTGTAATCTCAGAAGCTCTACCAAGATTGAAAGATGTAGAATCTGCACCTTCAATCCTTGAGATTGGAACATTCAAAGACTTGTACAGTTTCTTTCTAAAATATTCTATGTCATCTGTTTCACCAAGATTCTGTCCACCAGGAAGTGTACTGATCTCAGTACCACGACCACCCTCTCGTCTTGGCAACCAGAAATCTTCCAACATAGAAAGATGTTTTCGTTGGTCTTGAACCTCACCAGTAGATGCATTATATATCATCTTCTGTTTATAACGATTCATTACCGTTTGCAGATATTGTTCTGCTTTCAACTTAGGTAAATTACCAACATCAATATAAAATATTCTTCGTTCTGGAGCTCTTGCTAATCTATAGATAACAAGTGCATCTTCAATCATCCGTAATTGATTCCACGGTTTGATTGCTTTAAATAAATAACCAACAACAATTTGTTTTACTGTATCAATTAAACCAGAGTGAACATATGAAATAGCATCGGGTGCAACCTGAACAGCATTTTTTACTCCTATTGTTCCCTGTTGATATTTACCAACATTAAATGCATCAGGTGTATAAAGATAATATTCTAATACTTCATCAACCAATTCTATTTGATTCTGTCCACCACCTTTTGTTTTCTTTACTTCTCGTACTTTTTCAATATTCAAAGGATCAATTGGAATCAATTCTTTAATTCCATCCTTTGGTCGTTTCATATCAATTACAATATGATGATACAGTCTAGCATCAATATACCACTTCTTAAATAAATCTGCACCTGTCAAATTAAAATCTAACAGATCAAGAAGTGTAGAAAACTCAGAATGTATCTTATCTTTAATATTGTCTGTATAATCTAATGATTCCAAGTCAAGAGCGACAGCAGCTACACCTTCCTCGTGGATAACAGCATCATTAACAATATCTTCTATGGCTCCATCCACTTCATGTGAAAAAGACATATCACGATATTTATGGACTAACTTGTTTTCATCTTGAGCATCTGAATCTGTATTAAGATAATGCCCAAGAATCCCACCTCCATCAATAATCTGTGTTGCTCCATCAAGATTTTCTGGTGTTACAAAAGTTTTGCCCTTCTTCTCCTTCTTGGATTTTATCTCAAAACCAAATAATTCAAATGCCATAAAAATTTCCTTTTTAAAAATTCATAATAACAGGGGGTGAGTTAACTCACCCCCTTAATTCAATTAGCTAATTCTTCCCCCACCAGATGCTCCAAGTTTCCAATTACCTTTGGAATCGAGTGCCCCAGTTAGTTTTCCAGAAGGTTCACTACCAGATGTAGTTGTTGCCTCCCCCGAATTATATGTATAATTATTAACTGCAAAGGTAACAGCATATTCTTCTACTGCATCATTTGAATCCCATGCCAAATCAATAGCTGCAACTTCTGTAGGATACATACTCGTAATTTTATAAGTTCGCATCACTCTACCATCACGACCTCTTTGTTTTATATCTGCAGCTCCATACGGACTCAATGTTCCTTGGTTGACATTATGGTCTTGTATTGTTCTCATCCAATCTTCAAACAGTTCACGAATTGCCATTCCATTATCATTAAATACAGTTACAGTCCAATCAGCAAATGTTCGATCTCCGGGAACTTTTAACTGGCGTCCTTGAAATGGTACATCAATATTACCAATCGTAGAACCAGGCATTGAAGTCCCTTTACAATGAAATTGAAAACCGGGCAGTCCAGCTCCACTTTCTGATGAAGCAGTAGTAGGATATACTATACATTCAAATAAATTTGGTCGCACCCCACCCGCAAATTGCGATTGAAACGTACTAATTGTTGATGTCATTTTATTACTCCTTTAAGTTTTTAAGTATTTATAAGATTAACCACCGATTTCTGAGAAAGAAACATCAGTTCTTGCGGCAATAAAGTTCAACTGGATGTAGTTGATAGAACGTGCTGGTTTGATATAAATATCACCAACAAACTGATTCGTATCAATAATCTGTCCAGTATTATTTGAACCGTCACATACTACCTTAAAGTCAGTAATACCACGGCGTCCTTGTACTTCTCTCAAGAAAGGTGTTACCATATTTACAAATGAACTTCGTGTAAATACATCATTAAATTCAAATAACATAGACTTAGCTGCTATAGAAATTGCTTTTTCCAAAACAATAAACAGTCGGCGTACGTTAATTCGATCAAACGCAGTTGGAGTAATCTGACAAGTTTTATCTCCCCATAATACCGCACCGGCACCTGTGATATTAATCAGAGGATTAATGCTCTTTTTATATAATTCATCACGATCAGCTTTTGTAGGTTCCCAAGAAAGTTTAACAATATTCTTGATCTGTCCACGAGTCATTCCAGCAGGTGACCACCATGCATCATTAGTATATTCTGTTCTGGCACAAAGACCAGCAGTATCACCATTCATCGGTACCCACATGAATATATCTCGATAACGATCATATTGATATTTCCATGCACCATCAAAAACACAATAGTTACTAGAAATGTTTTTATCAGCAATTATAGCTGCATTTGTTTTTGTTGTTACAGCTGCAGCATAACCAGGTGATAAAAATACCATCGCATCATTTCTTTCTGTTGCACCTTGTCCAACCATACCTGCTAAGTAAGTGTTAGTACCAGCATCTGTTTCTCCACCAAGAATCAAATTAACATCAACAACATCAGATGTAGCAAACAAGTTATAACCTTTTCCTGCAACTGTTCGAGTAGCATATGTAACTGCTTCAGTAGCAGAACTATTACCATCATCACCCCATCCCATAGACCCACCTAGAACACCTTCAGCAGGTGTTACACTATCAAAAGTTTGAAATGCTGCTCCGACTTTTGGTTGTCCAGCTTCTCTACCTGCCGCAACTGATAATGTAGTAAGTTGTGTTACATCACCTAACCATACATATTTTGATTCATTACGCAGAACATCTTTGACATAGTTAGATGATCCATCATGTCGTTTTGCATCAGAAGCTTTACTTACATAAGCATGTTTCTCTAAAACATATCCAGGTGTTCCTGTCCAAAGTCCATCTTCATCAATAACAAGAATATGCATCTCGTCATCGTATGTACCAGAACCACCGTTTGCCGCAAGTACATCTGCTGATGTTCCCGGTGCTCCATCAAAGCTTGCAATAAAGTCTGCATTAACTGTTGCGTCTGCCCATGCATTAGAATCTATTGCTACAACTTTTAAACTATTACCTAAACTACCTGGGTATTTAGCAATAAATAATACATCATTTGCAGGTGTAACAGTATCATAATGAGTTGCATTATATACATCTGCTCCAGCAGCTGCAGGAGCATTATCTCCAATAGTTGCATTCGTTGCGGCAGTTTCTACACATCTTGCAACAATCAAATTATTTGAATATGCAAGATAATTTGCGCATGTCCAAAAATGTTTGTATGTTGCTGCGTTTGGTTTTCCGAAAATATCAACCAACTCATTTTCGGTTGTTACTGTGGTGCGTTCGTCTACTGGGCCCCATTGGAAACCACCAGCATATGCACCAATAGCTGTTGCTACATTTGGTACAACAGTTGTTAAATCTTGTTCGGAAATATTTATTCCCGGCGATACTTGAAAAGCCATTTGATTTCTCCTTTACATTCTTAATATTGATATAGATTTTACTGTTTGTATGTATGAACTCTTTCCCATTTTTTACCATCGGGCATTTCTTCATACTCGTCATTCAATCCATCATCAATAATACCAAAAGGAATTGTCATATCTTCTATTGAATCCATTTTAGTCTGATATAACTTTTCTCTAATATTCAAATTACTCAGTTCTTTAAAATATTGCTGATCTACCATCCAACCAAATAAAACCAATGTTGTAACCAAATCATCATTTGAACCATCTTCAGCTCCAAATGTATCACCAACAGTTACAAATGTTGTAAGCTCAGAAATAATATCATAATCAGGGATAAACAATTTATCTTCTTCAATTAGACTTTTTAGATTAGAACAACCTATCTTTTTAACATTTTTGGTTGTTCTTACTCCATAAGAGATATCTTTTTTGTGTCCACTTGAAAGTTGCTGACCATGCCTACCATACCATGCTACTGTAAGTAAATTCTCATACTCTAAATCATGATGTAAAACATCTGCTACTTGAGCTCCAATGTCGTTACTTTCTACTAAAACATAAGCATCATTATACTTCTTTGCAACATTATTTATAATATTAGGGAAAAGCAGCGGTGCAATCATATTATTACGATACTTTGCTACAATTTTATATGGTACTTCAGTCGTATCAAATACTGTAAATGTGGAATAATCTAGTCCCTGTCCCCGAGCTGTGTCTACCGTAATAGCATAAAGTTTATTCATCTCTGGGTCTTCAAAAACATCTAAATTATCTCTTGACCATATAGGTGAACTATAAGATAATTCTTGCAATTTCTCATAGGATATAAGAGTATTGGAAGAACCCAGAAAATCTGCCTCATACTCTTGACGAAATGCTTCTTCACCAATATCAGAGATAATCTTTCTACGCCATTCTTGATCGCGATCTGGAATACTAGTCCAATGAATCTTGAATGTCTTAAACTGGTTATTACCTTCTACAGCATCATTCCAGAATTTATAGAATAAGTTAAAACCATTTGGAGTAGATACCATTATAATCTTGGTATCTTTACCAGATGAAATCGTAGGATAAACTGATCTC